AGAAAATTTAAGGTATACCCCAGTGCATACGCGAACGCATATGCTAGCAAAATTTGTGCGGGTAAAATTAAAGATCCTTCTGGAGTAAAACGAAAAGACTTTAGAGGTAAAAAAGCCAAAGGTGGTTTGATGGGTGAACTTAACAGACCAGACAGAGGTTATAAAAATGGTGGTAAGGTTGCTAGAGGGTGTGGTGCTATTATGTCAAACAGACGTAAAAAAACAAAAATGAGATAATGTCAAAAAACGGTTTAGATAAATGGTTCAAACAAAAATGGGTAGATATTGGGAGCAAGCGAAAGGATGGTTCTTTCGCAAAGTGTGGCCGTTCCAAACAAAAGAAGGACGCCAAACGGAAGTATCCCAAGTGTGTCCCACTTGCAAAAGCAAGATCAATGTCGGAAGGCCAAAGAAAATCTGCCGTTGCAAGGAAACGGGCAGCTGCCAATGTGGGACCAAAACCAACTAACGTTGCAACATTTGCAAAAAGAAAAAAAGCAGCTGATGGTGGTATGATTAAACAAGCGCAACAAAATTATAGAGGTAGTTATATCTCTGGTGACTTGGGTGGAGTAAAAGTTTCTAATCCAAGTTTAAGAAAATATTATAAAGGAATGTTATAATGAGAAGACAGGATAAAATGCCTGCAAGAAACAAAAAAAATTTTAGACCCACTAAAAAAGGGGCTGGAATGACAAAAGCTGGTGTTGCTGCTTATAGAAGAGCAAACCCAGGTTCAAAACTAAAAACAGCCGTGACGGGTAAAGTAAAACCTGGATCTAAAGCTGCGAAGAGACGTAAGTCCTTCTGCGCGAGAAGCGCCGGTCAAATGAAAAAATTTCCAAAAGCAGCAAAGAATCCTAATTCTAGACTACGTCAGGCTAGAAGAAGGTGGAAATGTTAAGACAAGCAATACTACAAGCATTAGAGGATAAATATAACGCACAAATTTCTGAGGCAGATGCAACAATAAAAATTTATTTAGATCATTCTGTAGGTATAGGTGAACACCCACAACATATAGAAGAAATAGATAAACTTTTACAAAAAATTGTAGATGCACAAGAAAAACTAAAAGAAATACAACATTTTAAATTATGAGTGACCCAAAAATAGGAACTGGTAAAAAACCAAAAGGATCAGGAAGGAGATTATACACAGATGAAAATCCAAGAGATACTGTCAGCATTAAATTTGCGACGCCAACAGATGCAAGAAAAACTGTTGCAAAGGTTAAAAAAGTTAAAAAACCTTTTGCTAGAAAAATTCAAATTTTAACCGTTGGAGAACAGCGTGCCAAGGTTATGGGTAAAAAACAAGTCGCTGCAATTTTTAAGAAAGGTAAAGATGCTATCAGACGAAGAAATAATAGAAAAGCTTAAGAAACGAATCAACGCTACACTACAACAAATTGGAGACAGTATGATTACTGGTGGGGTTGACAGTATGGAAAAATATAAGTATATGCTAGGACAAGCACACGCTTATCAAATTGTAACACAGGAAATCTCTAACCTGCTAAAAGAGGATGAAAAGGAGCAAAATGACGGAAACGTTATCGACATCAAAGGAAATACCAAAAACTAGACTAGCTCTAGAAGAAAAATATAAAAACGAACCAAAAGAACCACACGCAAAAAGATTAGATCCTGACAATATAAAAGATGTAGTAGATCAACTACCTACACCTGTTGGGTATAGACTTTTAGTTTTACCTTTTACACCAAAAGAGAAAACTAAAGGTGGAATTTTATTTTCCCAAGAACAATTAGACAAAGCTAGAATCGCAACTACTTGTGGCTATGTTCTAAAAATGGGAGATCTTGCATATAAGGATAAAGATAAATTTAATGAGCCTTGGTGCAAAATAGGAGATTGGGTAATGTTTGCTAGATATGCTGGCGCACGTTTACCAATAGAAGGTGGAGAAGTGCGAATACTAAACGATGATGAAGTGTTAGGGACCATAGGTGATCCTGAATCAGTTCTTCATTACATTTAACATAGGAAGGAAACTATGCCAACGGAAAACGTTAACAAAGCAGATAATCTAATTGATGTAGGTGAAGCAGATCAACAATCCACTGAAATTAATTTAGATAATAAGGGTGAACCAGAAAAAGTTGAAACACCCAAGGAAGAGAAGATTGAAATAGAAGAAGTTTCAGAAACTCCAGAGGATAAAACTTTTGAGAATGAAAGAGAAACTAAACTTCAAAAAAAAGACGAGGTTCAAGAATATAGTGAAGGCGTTCAAAAACGTATCGCTAAACTCACTCGTAAGATGCGAGAAGCAGAAAGGCAAAAAGAAGAAGCCGTTGCTTTCGCTGATGCAGTAAACAGACAAAAGAGTGAGTTAGAAGGAAGATTATCTAAACTAGATAAATCTTACACTTCAGAGTTTGAAAGCAGAGTTAAAAATAGTATGGTTGCCGCAAAGCAAGCATTAAAAACAGCTATTGAATCTCAAGACGTTGAAGGTCAAATTGCAGCTCAAGAGCAAATTGCTAACTTAACTATGGATGCTGCAAGATTAAACGCAATGAAAGTTGCAGGAGAGTCTAAACCAAAAGAGGTAAATGTAACACCTCAACAAACAAGACAATCAGCTCAAACAGACCCTATGGCAGAAGCTTGGGCATCTGATAATCCTTGGTTTGGTAATGATTCTGCTATGACTTACACAGCGTTTGATATCCATAAACAATTAGTGGAAAAAGAAGGTTTTGATCCAAAATCTAAAGAATATTATGATGAAGTTAACAAAAGAATAAGAGTTGAATTTCCCCATAAATTTGATAAGATAGAGGATAATACTACAGAAAGAACCAAACCGGTTCAAAATGTAGCTTCGGCTAAACGTTCAGCCTCGACAAGCAAAGGACGCAAAACTGTCAAGCTCACACCTTCACAGGTAGCAATTGCTAAAAGATTAGGTGTGCCACTAGAAGAATATGCGAAACAATTAAATATCACGGAAGGAGTATAGGCATATGGAAAACGAAAAAATAAAAACTTCACGTGCGAGTCAGACTAGAGCGAAAGCTGAAACTAAAAAAGTTTGGACTCCACCCAACTCACTTGATGCACCACCAGCGCCAACTGGATACAGACATCAATGGATACGAGCCGAGATACTCGGACAAAGAGATGACAAAAACATAGCGTCATCATTGAGAGAAGGTTATGAATTAGTTAGAGCTGAGGAATATCCTGACTCAAATTATCCAACGATGGATGAAGGCAGATACGCTGGAGTCATAGGAGTGGGAGGCCTTTTGCTGGCAAGGATACCAGAGGAGATTGCGCTTCAAATCGAT